ATTATTTTAAAATACTTTACTCCAACTACCTATACTTTTGGTTCTGTTCCTATTATTGAAACCGTCATCAATGAAGTAGCCTTATTAATGTTAAATGTAAAAGCTATTGCTTGGGCGTTTACTAGAGATGAAATACCCCCTGGTGTTTTACACTTAGGAGCAATAGGTGAAGAAGCTCTAAATAGAGCAAAAGCTAGTTTTGAAGCTGCTAAAGGGTATCAAGGACAGGGTAAATTAAGGGTTATTGATAATGTGGATGAAGTAGATTGGGTACAATTCACTAGACCATTTAGAGAAATGCAAGTAGCTGAATTGATGCCCATGATCGAACGTATAGTGGCTCGTAACTTTGGGTTATCCCCTGTAGAATCAAGTTTAAGTGACGTAGCTAGGGGTGTGGCTGAAGCATCTTTTAAATCAAGCCAATCTAAACTTATTTTTCCATTGATGACCTTAATAGCTAATTTCTTAAATACTGAGGTATTACCAGAATTTAATGAAGAAGCCTTATTTATATGGTCTAGAGTTCCACAAGAAAATTTTAATGATAGGGCAAGTGGTCTAGGGCTACTGGTAGATAGGGGTATTATTTCAGATAATGAGGCTAGGGTACAATTAGGTTTTGATGCTGTTCCTGGTGGGGATATGCGAAGTGTAAAATTAGGTAATGAAAGGGTTCCTTTAGATTCTAAAACAGGGTTGCCTATTTATAGAAATCCAGCTTTACCACAAAATCAGGATAAACCTTCAGTTAAACCATCTAATAAGGTTGCATTTATAGAAGAAGAATAATCTCTATCTATTTGACTATTTAAGAAATATATACTAAAATTATAGATAAGTATGGATTTACAAACGGTTAATTTTGAAGCCTTATTTGACTTCGAGAAGACTTATGAGATAGAAATAGAGAAACATACACCCTCTAAAGGTAAATGGATTGTAGAGGGATATGGTTCTACATCTGACTTAGATGCTCAAGATCATATAGTTTCACCAGAAGCTATTAAAATGGGCGCTGAGTGTTTAATGCAGTATAATACTGTATTGTTTAATCATGATCCTGACCGTCCTATTGGAAAAATAGAGTTTACGGAAGCACAGGATACAAAATTATTTATGAAGGTTGCCATTTCTAAAACTGAACCTAAATTATGGGAACAGATTAAAGATGGCACTCTTTCTAAATTTTCTATACGCGGTAAAATTACTGACTACGATATAAATAAGAATGAATTAACTGGTAGAGAAATTGTTATAATTAAGGGGATGGAATTACATGAAGTAAGTTTAGTTTCTGTACCAGCTAATGTTCATGCTAAATCTTTAAATTGGTATGTTGAAAAAGCTTTTACGGATGAAGGAAATATGAAAAAGGATAAAGAACAGCATCTTTCTGATAATAAATTAGAAGATGCTAAGGAATTTATTATGAATGTAATGGATACTTTAAAATTATTTATTGGTTTAGCAGAAACTAAAAAGTCTATTACAGAAGAAGAAATTAAAGTAGAAGACAAAGGGGGCTTAGAATTGGAAAAAGAAATTAAAGATGAGAAGAAAGAAGAAGTAGTAGAGGAAAAACCAGAATTAGTTATTGAGAAAAGTGAATCTAAAGATATTGAAAAAACTAGTTTGGATATCTCTGCTCTAAAAGACGTTCTTACTCAGCTTCAGGAATTAGCTAAACAAGTTAACTCACAAACTGAAGAAGTTAAAAAGGGTATGGACGAAGTAACCAAGACCAAAGATGAAGTGACCAAGATGGTTACAGATTTAAACAGTGTCATTAAAGAGATTCCTTTACGTAAAACACAGCCTGCCGAGTTAGAAAAGGTAGACGAACGTAAAGATGAGAAGGTAGAAGATGACTTTACTAAGTCTGAAGACTACCAGAAGATGAAACCAGCAGATAAACTTCATAAGTTATTTACTGTTGGTGCAGGAAAAATTAAGTAATTGGGGGTGAATAAATAATAAGATGGGACCAGATTTAACTTTATTAATGAAATCAATTTCTGAGTCTAGTGTTAGCTCACTATTCTTAGAACGAGAATTAGACAGGGTTTTAGTACAGTTGATGGATTTTAAGAATCCATTACGTCAAAATGTTACACGTAAACCAGGAAGTGGTACAGGTTGGCAGGGTTATCAACGTGTTCCAGGTATTACAGCAAATACTTTTCAAGATACCATTGATGTTATTGACACCGATAGTATTGAGGAAAAGACCGGTACATACAGTGAATTGAATTTACCTTATAAAACTATTGCTTCACGTGGTAGAGTATATCGTAGAGTTCAAAAGACAGGTGCTACCGTTGCTGATTTACTACGGGAAGAAATTGAAGGCAAGGCAATGGAGCTAAAAGACGCCGAAGAGTGGCGTATGTTTTGGGGTAGTTCTCCAACAGCCAATACCAAACAATGGCCAGGTTTAAATAGTTATATAAACGCTCATACAGGGCAAATGGTAGCTCTAACTAATACCGGTACTGGTGTTACATTAACTTTGGATGGTTTAGATCAAGCAATTGACTTAAACTTAGGCAATCCAGGTTTGATTTTAACATCTCGTACAGGTCGTAGAAAGCTTAATGCTCTCCTACAGGCGCAGCAACGTTTCGTTGATAGCGTAGAAATTGCCGGTGGTTTCCGGGTTATGACCTACAATGGTATTCCAGTATTACCTTGTACTAATATTCCAGATACCTTGAACATTAGTTCTGGTGGTACTATTACCGCTTTAACTGGTGGTTCTACAACCGCTTTCTTCATTGTTGATACAAATGATGTTTTTATGTCTGTATTGACAGAAGCAACTATGATGCCTTTGGCTCGTACTACTTCACAGTATGAAGAGTTTGATATGTTCATGGATGAAACACTCGTTGTTCGTGATTACCGTCATTTATCAGTAGTTACCGGGGTTCGGGCACGATAAATAATATTTACTTTTAAAACTAAGCCCTTATAGAAATATAAGGGCTTTTTTATTGTTGATTTTTCTGTTAGAATCTAGTATTCTTATAATATACGCAAGGAGTTTATATGTACGTTATTCGTTCAACAAATGAAGTACCGGAAGTGTTTGAAGAGTACTTCTATGATGAAGTAGTTACTATTAGGAATGGAATAGGTCTGGTTAAGGGTGAGCATGTTTTAGAAGCTTTAACTGGTGGTTATAATCAATATGAATTTATTGGGATTATAGATTCAGATAAGTATCTTACTAAACTTTTAGCTAAATATGATGCTAGAGAAAAGGATCAAAAACTAGGTTTAGAAGTTCGTAAAAAAGTTCTCACTATGGAAGATATTCTTGAGTTAGAAAAACCTAAAGAAAAAACCGAACCTAGAATTTGGATTGAAAAGATAGATGGCTAAGAAAGTAATTTGGAGTCCTAGACTCCTAACACTTAAAGATACTAAATTATCTAAGTGGTGTGAAATAGGACACCATCTTTGGATTCCCTTTAAGTCTAATCCTAAAAGTAGAATTTGTAAGAATTGTAAAAAAGAGGAATATATAAATTGTCAATTCGACACATCACTACTGGACTAACATATTCATTTTATTACCATTTTAGAGATGATAGGCTAGGAGTAGCTACAAATGTAGATAGTCCGGTTGTTGATATTTATACTCCACAAAAAACTTTATATACTAATCACGCTGCTCTAGCCAACACTGGTACAGTAGGTGAATATAAATATAATTTTTTTGCTCCCTCTGGACTTACTATAGGTCATTGGTTTAGTATGGGAGTAGGTATCTCACAAAGTTCTACTCTGTTTACAGAATCTATACCATTTGAGGTTATAGATATTGTTACACAACCTTACTGGGTAGGTTTTGAAGAGTTAAGAACCTTTCTTGAATTAGAAGATACAGATCATGATAATGATGAAAAACTTAAACAAGCTTTATCTGCGGCTATCGAACTTGTTGAGGGTTATACACAACGTCACTATGGAGTGCGTGCGTACAATGAAATTATTGAAGTAAATGATAGTGATCGTGTAATTCTTAAACATTTTCCAATAGATACAATAGTTGCTCTAACTCCTACTATTAGAACTATTCCTAGAGATAGGTTTAATAATGAGGAACTAATATCTAGTGATTTAGTTAACTTATATTATAGATTAGATGCCGAAAATGGTATTTTAAAATTAGTAGATTCTGCCGGTTTCGATTGTGTTTATGAGAATGTACTTGTTGCTATATCATATTTAGCAGGTTTTGCTACAGTACCAGAGCCGGTAAGACAAGCTGTTTTATCCTTAGCTGCCTCTATTAATAATCTAAGTTGCTCTGAAGGTATAGAGACAATGCGTTTTGCTGATAT